ATTATAAGGAGATGTTTGATAAAGAATTACTAGATAATTTTCGAAAAGTTTATAATTCGGAACATGAAGATAAAATTAAAGATAGTGACGATGTGTGGTCTGAATTAAAACGTAAAATGCATTCTAAATGTAAAACTGGCAGAGTTGAATGTATTGTTGCACATTTAATGAATAGACCTAAAGCGCCACAATCATGGATGGTTAATCCAACAGAATGGTTAAGTTCAATAGATATAGAAAATGTAGAAAAGGAGTATATGAAATTATTTAAGAAATATAAATTTTTGGGATGTATTCCTATAGATTTTGATTTAAAATCTAAAACTGGAAAATGTTTAGTTAATTTTCTTTGTTCATTAAAAATTAAAGATTTAATATCTCAAGGTTTTTATCAGTACGGTATTGTGTTTAATACAGATAAACATGATGGTCCCGGACAACATTGGTTTGCATTATATTGTGATATACGGCCTGAATTAGAATATGGACGTGTAACATATTTTGATTCTTATGCTAGTAAACCTGAATCTGAAATTAAAGTTTTAATGTCAAGATGGAAAACTGAAATTGATTCTTTAAATTTATTTAAGAAACCCATGGAATTATCAAGAAATACAACTAAACATCAATTTAAAGATTCAGAATGTGGAATGTATTCATTATATTTTCATCATTGTTGTTTATTAGAAATTCCTATGGATGAAAGAATTCCAGATGATGTTATGAATAAATTCAGGCAACTTCTTTTTAAAGTAAATTAAATAAGAAGAATGCAATCTGGATTAAGCGGTTATCTTCCAAATAATATTAATTATGGTTCATATTTGCCATATGTTTTAGGCCTAATTCTAGTAATTATTGTTTTTGTTGCTATTCATATGGCAAGTGGATCAAATACTATTACATTAGCAAGAGCTAAAACTACGTTTGGTGTTTATGATAAAGTTATGGATTTAGCTCCATTAGCATGTCCTACAGGTGATCAAACAAGATTATGTGATTATTATGTTGCTTCATCATCATATTCAGTATTTCCAAGTTCTTATAATTTTACCTTTAGTAATTAAAGCAGGAGCAAGATTAATTGAATTAGATATTTATGCAGGTGATAAAGATAAACCTGTTGTTGGATTAAAAAATGAACAATTTGGATATGATTATGCTAAAAATTCTGTTTCTTTAGAATCATGTTGTGTTTCTATAGCAAATTCAGCATTTAATAAATCTGAAACTAAAGCTGCTGATGATCCATTTATTTTAAGTTTAATGTTTCATACACCTAAAACTACAACTATTAATGCTTCAGCTGAAATTCTTAAACAAACTCTTTCTAAATACTTTTTAGGTCCTGAATATGCATTTCAAAGAAAAAACTTAGCTCAAGAACCTATTTGTAATTTATCTGGAAAATTAATATTAGTTTCAGGTGGTGAGATTAAAGGTACAGCGTTTGAAGAACTCGTAAATTTATCATGGAACACATCTGATTTACGTCGTATATCTTATATGACTGCTTCACAACCATATGATCATGAAGAGCTCATCAATAATAATAGAAAATCCATAAGTATGGTTGTACCGGACCCAGACCCCGATTTAAAGAACAATAATCCTATAATTTTATTTGGTTACGGATGTCAATGGAATTTAATGAATTATGGGTCATTAGATTCAATGATGGAATTATATATTGGTAAATTCCAACAAGGTTCATTATTATTAAAACCTGAACATCTGCGTTATAAACCTTTAACATATAAAAAACCTACATTGCCTCCACCTGAACATTCATTTCAACCTATGGCACATACTTCACCCATATATGATTCAAATCCTAAAACCGGCGATAAGTCGATAGTAATTTAATTTCCTATTTCTATATATAAAAAAGATGCCGAACGCGTGGATTACTCACGTTAAAAAAACGATGCGTACGATGAAATCTAAAGGCACCTACAAAAAAGGTATGGGTCTTAAACAAGTAATCAAAGAAGCTAAAAAAACGTGGCATAAAGTAAAGAAAGGTGGCGATCTTCCTACAGATGATACTATAGATACTACAGGTACTACAGGTACTACAGATACTACAGTTACTAGTAGCGATACAGAACCCGTCGGTGGGCGTAGACGTCGTCGTAAACACGGAACTAAACGTCGTAAACATTAAAAAAAAATACGTTTGAACATATAAAGACAAATGGGTGGAGGTTTATTACAACTTATTGCATATGGAGCCCAAGATGCGTATCTTTCTGGGAATCCCCAGATCACATTTTGGAAAGGTTTATATAAACGCCACACCAATTTTGCAATGGAACCTTTTCGTATAAATTTTAATGGTCAACCTAATTGGGGAACTAAACAAACTGCTATTGTTGGTCGTCATGCGGATTTACTTTATTCCACTTATGTAGAAGTTCAACTACCTTATTTAGGTACAGATGGACAACCTGTTGAATGGAATTATGGAAGAGCTTCCACTGATATAATTGACCCTTTAGGTTTTAATTTAATTAGTCATGTTGAATTAGATATTGGCGGCCAACTTATTGATAGATTATATTCTGAATATATGTTTTTATGGTCTTGCTTAACATCTGATTTCTTTAAATCAACAAAATTAAGTAGTATGTTAAAGAGTGGTTTAAATACATCTACTTTACAACTTCCTAATCCTGTAGGTTGTACTACAGGTAATGGTCGCCCTTCATTACCCAATACATTATACATTCCTCTAATGTTTTTCTTCACTAAAAATCCTGGCGCCGCTTTACCTTTAATTGCTCTTCAATACCATGAAGTTAAAATTAATGTTATATGGAAAGATCCCTTAGAAATTGCAGGAGATTATACAAAGGTATCTAAACTACCCCAAGCTTCTTCAGCTGCTTTGTACATTGACTATATTTATTTAGATACGGAAGAAAGACGTAGATTTGCTCAACAATCCCACGAATATCTAATTGAACAAGTTCAATTCAATGAAGATGTGGGCGTTTCATCGCCCAATCAAAGAATTGATTTAACATTTAACCATCCTGTAAAAGAACTACTATGGGTAGTACAACCACGTTCTTATACGGATTGTAAAGCTGCCAAAAAAGAAACTAGAGATGTGAATACTCCTAATAAAGTTAGATTACTACCTTATGTTTATGATAAACCTGCCGTATACGAACAATGGATTCAAATGAATGGTCAAGATAGATTAGAACGTCGTTATGGCGATTACTTTAATAAAGTACAACCTTACCAACACCATACTGGATTTGTTCCTGGAGTTGGTGTATACATGTATTCATTCGCTATTAAACCTGAAGAAAATCAACCCAGCGGTACATGCAATTTCTCTCGTGTAGATACAGCAACTATTGTAATGACAATGGATGGTTCAGTAGCTGTAAATCAAGATACAGATGATACATGGAATGTCCGTGTATATGCGATTAACTATAACGTACTACGTATTATGTCAGGTATGGGCGGTCTAGCATATAGCAATTAAGTATTTGTTGGTTGTGTTAGTTTCTTAATTTTTTCTAGATAAAGAATACCATCCATTAATTCTTCTTGAGCATGATTAATCCATTCTAAGAAAGAAAGATCATTTCTATCTAAGGTTTTCCCATATTTAATTTGTCCAATTCTTGCTCTTTCTTCAAACTTAGATATGATACTGCTTACTACAGAATCATATTTAGGTTCCATGTTTTAATATAAAAAAGTTTGTAATATTTAAATTACCATGACATAACAATATCTTCCATTCTACAATTTCCTTGATCTAAATCTTTTTGTTCTTCTTGTTCAACTAATTGATTGGCATGTTTCAAATCTTCATCGAACATAGATTTATCTTCCATATCACCTTCAGGTAATTTAGTTTCATCAATTAATAAATCAACAAATCCTGTTCCACATGGCGGAATTTGTCCAAACATAATATTAGCCGAAACACCTTTCATAGTATCAAATTCTCCTGATACAGCAGCATCAAATAAAATCTTAGTAGTTTGTTCAAATGATGATTTCGCAAGAACACCATTATCTAATTTGGACATACCAAATCTATCAATAGCAATAAAATGTCCATGATAGGTCATAGCATCAACTAATAAACAAGGATGATGATAATTAATAGAATCTTGGCCGAAAACTTTCATCAATTCTTCATACATTACCATGCGAGCGCCTTCAATTCCAAATACATCTAAAACTTCATGAATATCATCTGAAAATGTTTTAGTAGCATCAACACTATCTTTCATAAACAAATCAAGTAAGTTTGTACCTTCAGAATCTAAAATCCATTGAACTTTTGGTACATATCCACCAACTTTTTCATCGTATACTAATTCATCTTTAATTTCACGAGGAAAGATACGTCCAATTCCATCAACTCCAGTTAAAATAGTATCCAGTAATTTATCTTCAATAAATCTTAATGACAAGGCATTTTTAGCTACATCAAGTCCAAATGTAATACGCAATACTAATTTATTAGAATTAATATCTGTATGAATACAATCAAATACTTTCAAAACTTTATTATTTTCAATTTTAGATTGAATTAGTGTCATATCATTTACATTACGAATTACCATTTCATCTTCATCCAATTCTAATCTCATTATCCACGGAGATACACACGCTTGTGATTGTGTAATTGAAAACTTTTCATATATTTGTAATAGTTCTCTATCTTCTTGTACAGATGTATTAGAACTTAATGGATTGGGATCGTAATAAATACGAACAGATTTAGTAATATCTTTCAAAGTAGTTTTTTGAATATCTTTTTTTACTGATAAAGCACTTGATTGTGAAGAATCTTTTAAGTATATGGAATTTGATGGATTTTTAGGATTTCTTGAAACACTTAGAAGTTCTTGTATACGAGGAACGCCTTGAGTTGCATTCGCTTTTGCTGTTCCAGCTGAATGGAAAGTATTTAGAGTTAATTGGGTTGTAGGTTCACCAATAGATTGAGCTGCCAAAGGTCCAACCATTTCACCAGGATGGACTAAAGATCTTAAATATTTGAACTGAATTTCATTTATAATTTCATCAAATATTTCTTTAGAAAATCTATTTAGTATAATAGATTTACGAGGAGCTAAATAAAATCTTAAGAGAATATGAAATAATCTATTAGATTGAATAAACTCTTTTGAACATAATTTATTTAATTCATCAACTACGTATTCAGGACTGAGATTAGTTTTAACAGAATAAGGATTTTTGAATTTATGTATAATTCTACCTAGGTGTACAGGGGCATAAACATCAGAAGAATTAATACCTTTCAATACATGTTTAACTAATAAATCACGATCTTTTAATAATTGTTCAACTAAATCAGGAGGATCTTCAGATATTTTTTCAGAGCATACAGATTTGAAATCATCACGAGTACAAGCAAAATTCTTATAAAGTTGTTCCATTGTCATAACACCTAAATCACATTCTTGTTTTTCAATACATATAGAATCAATACCATCTTCTGAATATCTGAATTGTACTATAGCACCATTAATATCACGAACAGTATAATCTTGTTCTACATGAATATCTTCCATTAATTTAACAAGTTTACGTTGAATATATCCAGTATCTGAAGTTTTTACAGCTGTATCAATTAAACCTTCACGTCCACCCATAGCATGAAAGAAGAATTCAGTCGGACGAATACCTGAAATAAATGAATTTTCAACAAAACCACGAGATTCAGGACCATCATCAAATTTAGCAAAATGAGGTAAAGTTCTATTGTCCATCGAATATTGAATTCTTTTACCATCAACGTTTTGTTGAGATAATAGGGCCATCATTTGAGTAATGTTCAAATCTGAACCTTTAGAACCAGAATCTACCATTTGAACCATACGATTGGATTTATCTAGAGTTTTTGTAAGTTCTGAAATTTTCTTGTTAATTTCACTTAAAACACCCATAATTTTATTTTCTAGTTCTTCGCCATTAGATCTACCACTATCATTAATAAATCTTCCGCCGTGCATATCAGAAAGAATATTTGAAACTTCTTGTTTACCGTTCTTCAGAATTTCTTCGATTTTTTGGGAAGTTTCCAACGAAGCAATTAAATCTGAAGGACCAGTAGAGAATCCAGAAAATAAATTATATTTAGTTACAATATTTTGAATAGAATTAATAAATTCTCCCGCACGTTCATGACCAAAATCATTATAAATTGCATGAATAATACCTTTTGATGCAGATTGAAATGCACCTTTATGTAATCTTCCTTTAGTTAATAAACCATTTTCAACTTTAATAGAACCATCAAAATTAATTAATGGAAATGCTTGTGAAATAACATCTATACCCGAAATAGGTTTATCAATTCTTTTAAATGTAGAGAGAGGTTTTTTCATACGCATAAGAATATTCATAGCAATATTTTCAGGAATAGAAACATTGGAATCTGAAATTCTGAATACACCTGTCAAGGTATCTTGGAAAACTGCAATAATAGGAGCATTGTTTTTAGGTGAAATGATTTGTTTTAGAATAGAAGCAATCACTTTTAGTTCCGTTGCTGATGCAATACTTTGAGGTACATGCATATTCATTTCATCACCATCAAAATCTGCATTATAAGGTTTAGTTGCTGAAACGTTTAATCTAAATGTAGATCCAGGTAAGACACGAATTTTATGACACATCATAGAAGCTTTGTGTAAAGAAGGTTGACGATTAAATAGTACTACATCGCCATTTACTAAATGTCTATGAACAATATCACCTTCTTTCAAATCAATTAATTCAGAATTAATAATACCTAAATGAATTCTACGTTTATCTTTTTTCAATTCAACAGATTTAGCACCAGGATATTTTGAAGGACCATTTCGAATATAATAAATTAATCTATCGCGATTATAAGAAGTAACAATCTCAGGAAAAGTTAAATTTGTAGCAATTTCTTCGGGAACACCCAATTCATCTAAATCAATATTAGGATCAGGTGTAATTACTGATCGAGCAGAGAAATCTACTCGTTTACCCATTAAATTTCCACGAACACGGCCAGTTTTAGCGCCCAATCTAGATTTCAGAGTTTTCAAAGGACGACCAGATCTTTGAGATGCTTGAGGAATACCTTTAATTTCATTATCTACATAAGTAGCTACTTGGAATTGTAATAATTCTGTAAATTTATTTATGAGTTGGCCTGATTCACCTTTATCAATTTGATTTCTTAATTCATTGTTTTGTTTAACAATTGTAATTAACATATGTGTTAAATCATCTTCCGATCTTTGATTATCTTCCATAACAACTGAAGGGCGAACAGTTAATGGAGGTACAGCCAAGACAGTACAAATCATCCAATCAGGTCTAGAAAATTTAGGATTAAAGCCAAGTAAAGATACATGTTTATCAGTAATTCTTTGAAACATTCTTAGAACAAATTCAGGTTGTAATTTAATAGATTCAGCTTCTTCGGTATAAGTTGATGCTTGTAAAGAAGCAATAGTTCCTTCAACTTTAGAAACTTTTTTAATTAATTGAGTTCCACAATGCGCACATGCGGAAGTTTCTTTTAAATCACGTTCTTTATAAATAGTTGTAGCATCTCTTACAGCATTAAATCTTGCCGTACCTTTATATTGTTTCGCAAGAGTTTCTAAATTTTCATTAGGTAAATAAGGATTTGAACAGCCCATACATACAACAGCAAGTAATTTTTGAACAACTTCAATAAATTGATATAGATATACAGGTCTAGCTAGAGTAATATGACCAAAATGACCAGGGCATAGAAGATAAGTTTGTTTACATGTAGGACAAGATTTACCTTGAGAAGTTACGCCAAATCTTGCATCGAACACACCATTAGGAATAGGAGTATCGCCTTGATAAGTTTTATCAGTTTTAACTTCAACTACACTTCGAGAAAGAATATCTTGAGGGTTAGCAATTCCAAATTGTACACCTATAATTGTATCGCCCATTCTCTCTTATTACTTTATTCTTATAATCTTTAGATTGAATTCATTTTCGATAATTTTTCGATTGTTTATGACAAATATCCATAAATCCATCATAATCAATAATATCTCTAACTATATCTTTATCATGTTTTAATAATAATTCTTCTATGAAATTCTCATATTCCAAACCATATTTTTCTTGGAATTTTTTAAGATCTTTAATTTTTTTAGATGATAAATATCTAAATATATCTTGACATACTCTAGATATTTTTTTGGAATTATGAGGTTCGATATCTTTCATTTCAATAACTTTATTATAAAACTCTTTCATCTTTTATTCTTATTTTGTGCAATTATTAAATAACCAAGAAGTTCCTGTAGAATTTGAAATATTGGACCACGATGGAACACTACTGGATGCTAATACATAAGCTGAAGTATATCCACCACCAGTTGTTATAGCTGCACATTCTGGTGTAGCTATACATGCACGCTTTGCTTCTGAAAGATCATAATAATAAGAACAGCCATGGTGACAAGCCCAGTCCGAAATAAAATAATTATTTTGTTGTACAAAATCATTTATTGTACAACTACGTTCATTTGAAGTGATAGTATCAAGATAAGTTTCTAATTTATATTTAATTTGTGATATAATTAATGGAATATCAAATGGAACATATTGCATCGCAACAAAACCAAAAAACAAAGATTCGATAATAATTATTATTAATGCCATAACTGAATTAAATTTAAGAATATTATACCAATTTATATTATAGAAATTACATAAAAAATATGCAGAAAATATTGTTATACCAATAATTAATATCGAAAAAATAATAAATATTATTGTTAAAGGTATATTCTCATCAATCATTTCTTGAAAATTCATATTAAGAATATTATCGGCCGTTTGATCATTGCCAACTGGTATTGAAGAATAAGTTTTATATAAACTATCTACCTGTTTATGTGTTAGAATATTTAATTGTATTAATCCTTGTAAGAATTGTAAAAGAAATGAGTTTAATTGTTGTGCAGATTTTGTTTGTTCTGATATTTGCATAGCAAGACGACATAATCCAACTTTTATTTGTGAATTGACTAATGGTCTTGCTACTATAATTATAAATGGCATCCAAAATAACCATAATATCGCAGTAGCAATTAATCCATTTACGATGGATTTTATTAAAATAGGTTCAGTTTCAGGTATTGTTTCCATTATAATTAATAAGAGGATGGATTTTTGGATAGATATACTTGTACATACCTCCTTTTTTTTATTTTTCTTACCTATTTTCTATTTTTATTTTGTTGCGCCATTACAATCTTATTCAGTTGTTGATGATTTAGTTGAAATTATTAAACCTGAACTTGTTAGTTATGCTTTAATAAAATCTTTAAATGATCCACAAAATCTTAATAAAATTTTTAATATGGTTTCTGAAATGTCTTCTCAAAATTCAGATATTAATGATTTAATTAATTCATTAGATGAAGATAATTCACAAATATTTTATCTTACAAATTATATTGTTTATGGTATTGGAGGACTATTCTTACTAATTGGATTAATTATGGCATTTCTTAATAATTCAAGTATTTTTGATATAATAATTAGTAATCTTATAATATTAAGTTTTATTGTTATTAGTGAATTTGCAATTGTAGGATTGTTCTTTAAAAATTTCAAAGAAGTTAATGG